AAACTGGGTTACGAGGTGACACTCACGGTGCACCGTGATCCAGCGAACGCCACCTTTTTATCTGGCTCCTTCGCACCTGTGGATGGTGTGATGTACTGGTACCCTCTCCCTGGGCGCCAGCTTGCCAAGATCGGCTGGTCCATGCACCAACCGAAGGTGGAGGACCGATGGAGAGAGTTCGCGGGTGTGCTTAACTCATACCGCGACTACGTCTTTGTGCCCTTCTTGAGGACATATGTGGACGTGGTCAGCCAGCTTGTACCGGTGGCGTACAGGATGGCTAAACCGTCGAAAAGATGGCTCGTAGGGCCGGGAATAACACCCCCGGCCCCGTCCGATGACACATGGGATTGGTTTGTGCGTCGGTATGACCTTACCTCAGTAGATGAGGAGGTGTTTAAATCAGCCCTGCTTGCGGTGAAGGTGTTACCCACCATGTTGAACCTGATGAGTATCAGGCACATGGTTGAGGTGGACCTCTCCTAAGGCGTGGGTGGGTGGTAGGTGGGAATGCGCTGGGGGAATATAATACCGGCGCGGAGCTTTGTTGTTGGGCTCCACCGGGCACTTACAAATCTAAAAATAGTTAAGTTTGTACTTGAGTTCCAATTGGAGTTCAGGAGCAGACTAGCCGCAGAAAATTTTGCACAGCAACTTGAGACGGAGCTTCATATCCAGGCACCGTTACTCAAAACACAGTTTAATCTCTCGCAGGAAGAGATACGTAAGTCGCGATTAAGACTCGTGACCGTAAAAAGGCAAGAAAATGGGAAGGAACAAGAAGAAAGCAGCCGCCCGCCTCGGTAAGAAGTATGTCCCTAAGGGAACCTTTGCCAAGGCAGGAGGAGATGCAGGTGGATGGGTTGGAAATGTACTTGGTGACAACTTCGGGCTTGGAGGAGCTGGTCGTGCCATCGGGAACACCCTCGGGAAGACTATTGGAGGTGGTATCGCCAAGATTTTCGGATTTGGCAAGTATACCGTCAAGGAGAACTCACTTTTCCGTGATGGAGCGGTGTTGGCGGAGGGGACTCAAATCCCTTCGTTTGGTGTGCGAGGCCACGGTGTTATTGTCAAGCACCGTGAGTTCGTTGGTGATGTACTCGTACCCGCCAATCCACTC